AACGGCAGATTTCCAGCCGATATAATCAACGCTCAAATAGACTACTATAAAGCTCAGGGATATGAAGATTGTGGACTTTATTTAAATGGTTTCTCTGTACGGGACAATCGAAATAAAGATATTAACCATTTACACGACGTTTGGTATAAGGAGACTTGTAGATTTACACCTAGAGACCAATTAAGTATGCCTTACGCCGTATGGTACACAGGAATAGAGCCTGAGAATATTATGTACCCTAGAGAAAAAGAGAAATATGCCATAGTCACGTTAGGACATAAACAGAATTATTATGATAATGATAAGAAAATATAACAAATATCAAGACTATATAAAGCACCAAAAAGAAAAGTCTTTAAATACTGCAAGGATTTCTCAATGGATTAATGAACAATGGCAACCCAAAGTAGATATGTTCTTAAAACATTTTAAACGCAATAAAAAATATCTAAAAAGAGGAGGTAAAGCGTTAGGGGTTTGTGCGAGGACAGGACAGGAAATAGTCGCATTATATCAGTTAGGAATGAATGCCGTAGGCATAGATTTTGTGCCTTATCCTCCGTTGGTTATATTAGGCGACGCTCATAGTTTACCATTTAAGCAAGAACATTTCGATTTTGTATTTTCTAATAGTTTCGACCACTCTATTTACCCTGTATTATTTCTAGGCGAAATGCGTAGAGTGTTAAAAGTGGGAGGTTATGGAATGTTACACTTGCAACTCACTAGGGAGGTAGATATTTATGCAGAAAATATAATAACAGACGAACAGGAAGTAATAGACCTTTTGAATTGTGAAATAATAGTAAACAGAAAAATAAAAGATATATGTTACAACAGGGAAATAATATTCCGAAAATCGTAGTACATCATATTACACCAGGACGAGCCGATTTAAACTTTGGCAGAGCAATCAACGAACTAATAGAGTACTTACCTGACGACGATTGGATATGTTTAAGGGATATAGACACGTTACCGTTACATCACAGGGTATTTTATAAACAATGTGAGGATATAGCAAACAGAGGAGATTTTGATTTAGTTAGTTGTATGACTAACAGATTGGGTTTAGCACATCAATTACACGGAGGTAAAATATCAAACGACTTTAACATTAAAAATCATTTAAAGATAGCTCACGAGAGATATGCTAAGTATGGATCAACCGTTGAGCAGTCTCCGAGTTATATTGCTGGAGTGTTGATGTTGTTTAGTAAAAAAACGTGGGAGGATTGTGGACGCTTTCCTGAGGGAGGAGTTCAGATAAAAGGCTCTTTTATAGATTATCTGTTTTCACGTTCTGTAAAACACATCGGAGGCAAGACAGGAATAGCAAAAGGAATGTACATATTTCATACGTATAGAGAATGGGCAGATAACGTAAGAATGGGGTATAAACATCTAATTAAATAAAATTTAGTAAATTTACATAAATTATCAATTATGAAATTAAAAACAGTAAAAGCTCACTATTGGGACGGCGAGTATAAAGTTGTCGGCTCTGTATATATTACAGATATAGTAAGGGGAGCGTCATTGGTAAAAAGAGGAAATTGTGTAGAGGTAGAACTACCTAAGAGACCTCCGAAAAGAGAACTACCGAAAAGAAATAAACAACACCCTAAAACAAAAAAGGGAGCAATAAAACTAAAATAAAATGGCTTATATAGACGTAATATCATTGGCAAAAGCCAAATTGTATTTAAGAGTAGATGACACATTAACAGAGGACGACGCTCAAATTACGAGCATGATAAATGTAGCTCTGAAATACGTTGAGGACTATACCAATATCTTAGTCTATGACAGAGACAAGACATATAGATTAATTAACGGTTGTCTGAATGTGTATGACTTTCCTATCAATTCAGTCGTTAAACCGTCTGCTAATGTATTTGCGACTGCTACGGCTCAATGTACTAGCGTAATAGCTACGAATACTTTAGTGGCTAATGGACTTACCTATACGGGAATAGACGGAAATCCGACGACAGATGCTCAGTTCTCTGTCGATACCAGCGACACATTATGTGCAAAATCACTCGCTAGAGCTATAAATAACGATATTCGTAGTGGTACTCTTAAAGATGTTTCAGCTACAAGCTCAGGAGATACGGTAACGCTCACAACAACACAAACAGGCTATTTAGGAAATACCGTTACACTCACACAAACAGGAGGCACTATAACGCTCTCAGGAGCGACATTCTCAGGAGGTTTAGACGGCGACTTTTCGTCAAGTGGTATCATAGAGAATACTTTATATACAACTTACGCTTACGGCTCTTTAAATAGTGATTTGATATTAAATGTAGGTTATGCTAGTGGAGTGCCTGACGATATTATACAAGTTGCTTATGAGTTAATTGATATTTTGTATTACGGTAAAGAGACAGGGCGTACAATGGCTGATATAAGCGAGTTGAGTTTAAATATATTAAACCAAAGTAAAAGATTTTATTTGTGAGCAAATTAGAGATATTTTGGTTATGTGTTATAGTGGTTTTATTTGTACTATTGGTAAATGCTATTAAAAAAATAAGAAAATGAACGCTAGAGGGTTTAATAAGAGAATTAAGATTTATCAAACGAGAGTTGTAGACGATACTTACGGAGGCTCAACAGTTACCGACAATATCATAACGACAACATGGGCTAAATTAACAACATTAGAGGGAACTAAAATATCTGATTTAGGACTGGATTATACAAAAGGCTCTATGTTGGTTACAGTACGCAAGAGAGCAGACTTTAATTACAACTCTAAAACGATTTATATCACATATAACGACGATAAATATACTATTGCTAGTTTCCCTACGGATAAAGATTTTGTACACGGTACAATCACTTTTATAGCAGTTAAGGAGAAACCTAGTACTTTACCTATTTACGAGACATTATGAGTAGGATAGGAATAAATATAGACGGTATAGAAAAGACTGTTAAAAAGTTGCAATCTTATGGAGAGGAGGGAGATAAACAAATTAGAGAATTGACAGAGATTAAGGCTAGAGATATTGAAATAAACGCTAAAGAGGTTGTGCCTGTTGGTACTCCTGAGAGTACAGGGATAAGAGGATATATCGGAGGCTCTTTAAGACAAAGTATAAGAGCTGAAAAATTATCTGAGTTAAGTTGGATAATTACGGCTTATGAGTTTTACGCCTCTTTTGTTGAATATGGTACTCGTAAAATGACTGCAAGACCTTATTTATTTCCAGCATGGAAAAGAGGTATTATAAGTTATAGGAAAGACTTAAAAAAAGCGTTAGATAGATTAGCAAAAAAATATAATAAATAATGGAAAAGACATTACCTGACAAGTGGATAAGAAAAGCAGTATTCGCCTTATTAGACGAAATAGAAGTAGACGGAGAAACAATCTATTGTTATGATACAAGACTGACAGGAGCATTAAACCCTGACTTTTATATTATAATGTCCAGCCAATCTAATGAGGTGGATAAATTCAATAAATGCGAGTATCTTTGGGACTCAGATATTTTACTAGATATTAGAACAGTCTATAAACGAGCTGGGAGTACAGGTTCACGATTGTTAGCAGACAACATTTTAGACGCAGTAAGAAACTTAGTAAAAGACATTCAGTTAGACGTCGCTAGTGGATTGGTTATTAACAATAGAATATTATCGTTCCCTAATGACTTAAACGAAATCGACGAGTCAGAAATCATATATCGTAAGTTTTTACGGCTTACATTAAAAATAGAATAAAATTAATTAAATTTGTGAAAATATAAACTTTAAATTTTAATAATTATGCCTAGTACTTTTATCAAAGGGGAGGACTTAATCTTGTATGTATGGGTTACAGATGAGTATTTACCTATTGCGTGTTTAACAAGCAACTCAATAAACAAAGCGAAATCCATAATTGAGACTACCACTAAATGCGATCCTGGTGTAGTTGTAAGAGCGTCAGGTTCTCGGTCTTATGAAATACCTTTTGAGGGTATTTACATTGACACGGGTGCTAGTGGAGACACTACGAAAGCCTCTCATGATTCTTTGTTAGCTCTATTTGATACTGACGACGAGCAGACTTGGAAAATGGACACAGGACTTATTGATACTGTTGCTTATTATGGCACAGGTATTTTCAATCAGTTAGATATGACGGCTGGAAGTGGGGACGAGTTTGCTACATTCTCAGGTTCAATCTCAGGAAGTGGAGCTATCGTAACAGTTGATCCTAACGCCTCTTAAATTAAAACAAAAACAGAAAAACAATGAAACAAGTTGAATTAGTAGCAAACGGACATAAGTTAGTTTGTTCTTTCGGTTTGGGATTCTTAGGAGAGTGCTTGGAAAATTTAGATTTATCTGTCTATGAGATAGGAGAAAAACTAGATAAGAACTCTTTTAAATACGTTCCTATACTGATGTACGAAAGTGTTAAATATAAAAAGGAGGTAGATTTCTCTTTAGACGATTTAATAGAATGGCTGGATGATGACGGTAAGAAAGGTCTTGAAACTATGAATAAATTTGTTATGGCTTTCTTGCAGAGTATAACAAAAGACGTTCCTAAAGCAGACGAAAAAGCAGAGGCTACACCAAAAAAAAAATAGATTGGGGAGCTGACGTTATCTCTTACGCTTTAATGGAATTAGGTTGTCCTAGTCTGGATTATGTTTATTCGATGACATGGGCTGAGTTTCAGATAAGAGCTTACGCTTATAAGAGAATGGAGGAACGTAAAGATTTACGCTTTAGAGAGGTCGCTTGGGCAAGTCTTATAGGGTTTCATGCAGACGGAAAAAAGTTACCTAAGAATAAGCAACAGTTTTGGAAGATTGGAAAGAGTGAGCCTGTAATAAACGAGAGAATAAAACTAGCTATTAAAAATGCAAGAGATAAATACTTAAAAAATAAAGATAATGGCTAAAGACGGAGATTTAAGGGTTTCGATAACGGCAAATGTAGACGATTTAAAAAAAGGACTCGTACAGGCAGATAAAGGTATTAAGACGTTTGGTAAATCTACTGAGACTCTAGGTAAGAAACAAAAAGCTATGACGGGACAACTCACTAAGGGTACTGTCCCAGCTTTAACGTCATTCTCTCAGGTTGTACAAGATGCTCCTTTTGGTATTCGGGGGGTTGCTAACAACATTCAGCAATTAACTATGCAAATGGGACACCTCTCTACAAATGCTGGAGGTGTAAAAAATGCTCTTAAATCAATGGTAGGTGCTTTAGCTGGGCCAGCTGGTATTTTATTAGCAGTTTCTTTGGTTACTACATTAATGGTATCTTTTGGAGAGGAAATGAAAAACTTTATAAAAGGTACAAGCAAAGCTAAAAAAGAAATAGAAAGGCTAACTAAGTCACTAGAGAATTTAGATACTACACTAAGCAGACTGAAAATAAAAAAGAAACTCGCTGAGATATTCGGACAAGAAACCATACAATTAGATGCTAAAGTCTTACAGGGTTTAAAAGATAAACTAAAGTTACAGGAAAGACAATTACAAGCGGCTAAAGATGCTTTTGATATTGCCAAGCAAGATGCTGAGACTTGGGGACTGTTCTCGTCAGGAAAAGTATCTAATAGAGAGCGTAAAGGATTATTAGAGTTAAAAGTAGAATATGAAAAATTTGCTACTCAGATAGATAAGACTAAAATATCTATACAACAATTAGAGGAGGCTCTGTCAGGTGCTAAAGGAGCTGAAGTTACAGGCAATACTAAAGTAGGTGCTAGACAAACGATAGACGCTCCTGAGGTTGCTGGTTTTGGTGCTTTAGAGCAAACATTTAAAGGCGATATTAATCCTTTT